GAAGCCTTCTGGTGTCACCGGCGTTGGGCGTGAACAGCACGAACTGATCGCCTGCCGATACCTGACTGAGCAGGGGCAACTGGTTGATGTAGGGCATCAGTAAGTCCTCATGTACGGTATGGGCTGTAGCGGACCTTCTGGCCCTGTCAGGACCGGATCTGCGGGCGGTGCGACGTAGGGGTCATCCCAGCGCCAAGGCTTGTTTCCAGAGCCTGCAGGCATGGTTCCGGGCAGCTGCTGCTCAAGCGGTGCAGAGGCGCGCTGAAGCAGGATGTTGTAGGTATTCCGCGCTACCGCCTTGGTATCGACCGAGACGGTCTTGCCGTAACCCGGCGCCAGGCGCACCCCGAGGTTGGTGTAGACCGCTTCCCAGGCTGAGTCGGGAACGTCGGTCTCCTGGTCAATGTCCGAGTCCTGCGGCGAAGACGGGATCGGATAAGACAGGCGAATGCCCTGCGCATTCCAGCTCGACATCATCGAGTCCAGTCTGCGCAGGGCTGCCTGCAGTTGCTCGGGCGTCAGATCGAAAACGTAGCTGGCAAGGCCAATTTCCTCGAACGCCTGGACAACAAACTGCCGTTTTGTCCAGCCCACGTCATGCCTTTTTCGGCGCTTTCCCGGGCTTTCCCGCCTTCATCGCCGACTCACGTGCAGACGACAGCGCCATCGCCACCGCCTGCTTCTGAGGCTTGCCACGATTCATTTCCATCGAGATATTCTTCCCGATGGTTTTCTGGCCATAACCTTGTTTCATAGGCATGGCGCACTCCTAGCAGCGGTAAGTAACGAAGGTCGAAGCTGCGGTCTTGACCGTCCTGAACGTGGCCTGCGTTGTGGTCGCCACAGCCCCACCTTGGGGAATGGTGTGGCCGGCTGACGCCGTCACTGTTGCCGTATCCGGCCCCGTATTGACGACGATCCATACCAACTGGTCGCCAATCGCAAGCGTGATAGCCGCATCGAGCACAGCTCCAGTCGGCAGCGTCAGCGTCACCGGAGCCGCCGTCGTCGAGGTGATAATGCCCTCCCGGATCCCTTTAAGCATTGCCGCTGAGGTTGCCGCTGCGGTAGTGTTCAGCGCATTGGCCAGTGCTCCGGTACGCGCTCCAATCAACTCGGGGATCGTTGGATCCGTTCCCACGTTATAGAGTACTTCCGTTGCACCCGCGTCAATCACGATGGTGGCGCCGTTGGCATAAGTCCCAAAGACGCTGATTACGTTATTTGTCGGGGATCCGAGCAATTCCAGTTGCGGTGGGTATTGAGGAAAACCGACGTTGCGGTACACCTGGCACGTCGAGTAAGACGCCACAGCAATGGCCTGACCTGCGGTCAGCGTTACTGTCGCGTCGCCCTGGGGGAAAACAATGGTCGACATGATGTGCTCCTAGTAGATCAGGATGCCGGACATTTCGGGCTGCTTATTGACCACCCCGAAAACCGTGTCAAGACGGAACTTGATGCGCATGTTGTTGATGTCGTAAAACTTCTGCATGACCAGCTCAATACCCTGATCGGTCGTGCCGCGCATCACTGCAACGCCTGCGTCGGTGGGAACCGCAAAGCGACCCGGCAGGATTTCCAGCGAGTCTTTCTGCCAGAACGGGTTGATCGTTGATGCCGCAACGTTGATGTAGTTGATCGGCACTGCGCCGCCTGTGGTCCCAATCGTGACGTTCTGGTACTGCAGCGCCGAGTCCTGCCCGCTGACCTGCGAAATGATCGGGGGCGAAATCACGAGCGAGGTAGCGTTGACCACCTGAATGACGCGGAATGTCTTGAGGTTGCCCGTCGATTGCTTAGTGATGTGGTGGACCGCATAAACCCCGTCCGCACTCGTTGCCGAGGTGCCGATGGTGAAGCAGTCGCCCGCAACCACGCCCGTTGTATCGTTGACTGTGACGGTCTGAAAGCGATTATCCACGTTCTCGGTTTCGCCGGTCGCTGCAGTATCGGTGGCCTGCGGAACGTAGTTGTTGCCACCCGCTAGCGTGGTGCTGATCGTATCGCCTGCTCCTGCTGCAATGCCGATCCGGTTTGCGTAGTCGAGCTTGTAGGTGGCAAAACCTGCGATGTCACCGACAAAAGCACGCTCAAAGGCAACGTTGGACTTCGTTCCGGCAAAGGATCGAGCCTGTTGATTTGCAATCGTGCCTGCGAACGTGTTATAGACCGAGCTGGACAGCGCCAAGTAGCGGTCGAACATCTGCACGCCCTGCTCGTTCATGATCGTGTCGCAGGCGGCAACATCATCGTACCCAGCAACACTAGGACGACGCACCACAAGTGTGCCTTGTAAACTCGCCACGTTCATGATCTGGACGTTGATGTCCGAGGCCAGTTTCTGCCGTGCTGCGTCGGCAAGGCGGCCCTCTTGCAGAGCATCGCGCAGCTCGAGCGCGGTCATGATCCACGGCACCGAGCGGTTAAACCCAATGGTCGCGGGGACTGAAAGCTGCGTGTAATCCTTGAAATTGCCCGTCATGTCCAAAATCATCGGCGAGCCGCCAAACGACTGGGCAATGTAGGGCTGTGGACGCCAGATGACGTTATTGGTGCGCTCCATCATTGTCTGATCCGTGTTGTAGACCGAGACGTTGCGAGACAGCACCAGAGCATCGTTGAACCCTTCGAGGATGTCCTCGAAGGCAACGCGCTCCTCTTTTGAAAATGCGTTGGCCATGATTTCCTTCCTTTATGCGGATTTCGAGCGGAGCTGTCGGCGGTACGCGGCGATCTTCGTGAAATCGTTCGTGCGTTCGGCCTCAGCGCGGAGTCGCTCAAGGGTTGAATCGATTGTGCCACCAGACGGACCCGTGCCGTTGACGGTTTTCATCGGGGGCGGTGGCGATTTGCGGTTGACTTTCAATGCGCTCTCCATGCGAGCAAGGGCAAAGGCAAACTTGACTGGGTCGGTGATCGCGGCAAGTTCTGCGGCTTTCGCGGGGTTCCGGCCAAGCGCATAGACGATCAGCGCCGGATTCTCGGCTCCCGCAAGTAGAACGCCTTGCTGGGTCACAGACAGCGAGTTCTGTACGACGGCCTCTGCATCCTCATAGTCGGGGACGCGCAGGGTGGTCTTGGACGCCTGGTAGTTTTGTAGCTTCGCAGTCCATGCTGCGTGCTGGCTCTCTTCCTCAGCACGCCGCGCTGCGGCTACCTTTTCAATCTCATCGCGTCGGCGATACCACGCCTCCAATGCATTCTCGTACTTTTCTGAGTCGTAGTCAACGTCCTCCAGTTTCGGCTTCTTCAGAGGCTCTAAAGGCGCCGCCGATGGCACCTTGGCCTCCATCTCCTTGAGACGCTTTTGCAACTCACGGTTCTGCTTTCGGAGGTTCCGCACCCAGTGCGCCTCCTGCGCAGGCTCGGCCTCTTCGTCTAGCGTGACGGCGAACTCCTCGAGCGGCGGGGCTTCCTCCTGCACCGCTTGTGGCGGTTCTGGCAGTTCTGCTTGTGGCGGTTCTGCTACATCGGGAGGGGTTTCAAGGGATGTTTCGGTCATAACTGCTCCGGGATAAATACACCTTGCTGCGGTGCGGCTTGCATGGCCATGGTTTGCTTGAGCACCTCGGCGTCAACCTTCGACAACGTCTCGACCGTCTTGGCCTGTGACAAGTCAGCGTCGGCCAGCACCTTGATCGTGTCGGCTCTCGCCCGGGCTGCCTTGGCCTGCGCCTCTTCTGCGGCAGCTGCCAGGAAGATCGAATTAGGATCAGGCGACTGGCCCTGGAGTTCCGCCACCAGCTGCTCGCGCTCTTCGGCAGTCGGCTTGACGACGCCCATGCGCACGAGCTTCTTCCGGAAGTAATCCCGCACCTCGGTAACGCCCTCGCCCTCCATGTTGAGCATCGCCATCGCCTGCAGCACCTGCTGCGTCTCGGGATCTTGGGTGATCGCCATCATGCCTGTCAGCGCCCGCACCGTCGCTGCCTTGCGGCTGATCGAGGTTGGCCCGACATCCACCGCCACGTCGAACTCGGCCTCGGACAGGTCGTTCTGGAGCGTTAGCTTGCCGTCCACAATCATTGGCTTGGCGATCTCAATGCTCTCCATCTCGCCCTGCGCGCCGATACCCTTCATCTTCCGGCCAGGCTCAACGTAAACGTCCCGGGCCATTGACAGCCAAATCTCACCGCAGCGGCGCACAGCCTTGGCCATGTTGGACATGTAGATGAAAGCCTGACCATCGATGCGCGCCTGAATCATCTCGACGGCCTTGCCGGAGATATTGGCGACCATCTTATCGGCCTGCTGCGAACCGCCGAGGATCTCCTGCATGTCGGTTTCAGTGACCTGCATCAACCCGGCCAGCGCCGGAGGGATCGCCGCACTCTTGGTAAACGCCACCGGCCCTGTGATGTTGGTCTGACCATTCGTGTCAGTGATCGGGTTAATCAGCAGGTAAGGGTAGTTGCGCAGGTTATCTTCAGCCCACATAACCTGGTGCCCGGAAACCTGCTCAGGCGTAAAGATCGGCTTTTCAATCGAGCTGTAGGCGCTGATCTCGCCGAGTTTTGACAGCTGCATGTTCTTGAGCCGCTGCGCGTCTTTCGCCAGTCTGACATGCCCCATACACCGCTCGACGTTGTCGATATACCAACGCTTGCCGTA